CGAGACGAGCCTAGGACGCTGGTTGGGGCAAGCCCAAGCAGGAGGTCATTGAGGCCAGTTACTACGGCAATTTCTCGGTCAATGCGGCGGTTGAAGTCTTCCAATTGGAACTCTGGGATAAACGGGCTAATTACTCGGATCTCGTTGCCCGGTCCCGGCGTAGCAATGCGGTTTGGCTTTGGCATAGCGTTTGGCGGTACTTCGTCTGGGGCTTCAGCACCAACGAGTTGCCACATCTGCCCGCCCACGGTCGAGGCAATCATCTGCGCCTGCGCGGTAATGCGCTCATCCTTCTCGCGGAGCAACTGCTCAACGTCATAGAGTTCTGGCTTGCCGTATGGGCTGCCAGGGATCTTGGAGTTGATAAGCGGCAAGTATGGGAGCACGCCGCCATATTCTGGGTGCTCTGAGTTCTTGACCATCGTGTTGCCTACAAAGATGGCGTTGCAAACCAAAGGCGGGTTGCCCGGCGTGGTTGGCTTCTTGTACCAGTAGTCAAATACCTCGACCTGCTGCAACTCGTACTGTGAACGGTTGCGCTGTGGGTTCTTCTCTAAGTTGGTTCGGTAGATGCTTGCAAGCGGGTCGTCATGGGTTGTGCTTGAGGTGTACATGTAGCTGGACGCACCGTTGTGGACGGGGATTACGTCAATGCCAAACTCTTCTTTCGCAGCCTGAGGAGACAGTCCATAGACGTAAACCGACCAGTCAATGCGTCGGAAGTCCGAAGACCCGTACCCAAGGTATAGGTTTTCTGGCTGCTCAACAATGCTGAAACGTGGGATTTCTGTTACTGGGTCCCAATAGACTTTGGCTGCGGTATGGCCGTATAGAGACTTGAGCATGCAGGCATCTTCTAGGAGAAGGTCAAAGTCATTTTCTTCCCACCAACGGAAGAAGAGCCGCTCACGCTCGGCTGCGAGCATGCGCGACTCCTTGTCTGAGTTAGATGGCACGTAGTTGATGACCGGTCGAACAGCCTGTAGCGACGCGGGAATATTTACGTAAGATGCGTGGACGTTCACGCTGATGTGCGCGCGACCAGCAAGGCGTGCGCTTGGGTCTTCTGGCCAGTGGTCAGCGCCGCCCAGCGTCATTGCTGTCGGGTGGTACAAGTTGTCAAATCGGCGGAAAAGCGAGCGTAGGCGTGCCTGCTCTGACTCCATATCGTTGCGGCGGGCAATCATCTCGCGGAAGCGGACAAACTCTTCGCTTTGCTCTGGGTCAAGTTCCAGCAAGCGCTGCTTGGTCTGGAGCATTTGCAGCGCAACTCGATAGGACTCTGGAAGGTCGTCAGCATTAAGACCAACCGTAGGGTTGATGGAAACGCCAACATTGCCCATGACAAGGTTGCGGAAACTGACACCGGTCTTGATTGCGCTTGTGCCACGGACGCGGCGGTTGCGCGACCTGCGCATTGACCCTGGTGCGTTAGTCGCATCAGTGTCTACGCCGTCAAGTTGGGTAACAAGTGGGGCATCGCCAGAAATGGTAGAAAAGAGTTGCTGCCCGCGACCCATCTGCTTGGCGCGAGTATTAGCCTTGCCAATGGAAGCAATCTGGTCTGTCGTCGCAATATCTGGGTCAGTGGTGTACTGCCCTGGGATTGCTCGCGTTCCTTGGAACGCTCGTGGAATCTTTCGTACTTTGTCAGCCATCAGTCACTCGCTCCATAATACGAGAAGTCTGGGTTTTCTACCGGCTTCTCTGGGTTTCTGGTTGCGTGTCGCACCGCGATTGCGAGCGCCATTACCGCATCCGTTTCAAGTTTCCTATCATCAAGTTTGTACCCAAGCAACTGCTTGCGTAGTTCCATCCACACGCCACGGCGTGGGAATTCCAACTGCTCTTTGTCAATAGCGGCCTTTAGGTCAGTTAGTAGTACGACCTTCTTTGCCTTTGTCCCACCAAAGTCTACGCCGCGAAGTGGGCGGATTACGCTAAACTCCTGCTGGAACATACGACCACCAAGACCCGTAGAGTCTACGACGGTGGTGCAAAATGACTTGTTGTCGTTGTACAGTAGGTGGTTCTCCCTCACCATGTTGACAATACTAGGGATTGTTTGTTTTCCAGCTCTTCGTCTGGCTCGGACTCCGCGAAGGCAATTGCGATCCGTGTAGTCAAGTACGACAGACCATGTCGAGTCGGCAGAAATACCGGGGTCAACTCCTTGTGCGTACCGTCGTCCGACAAGTGGCGCAGCGTCATCGGCAAGATCAACTTTGAAACATCGGTCCACCGATTGTGACGAGAAGAATGACTCTCTAGCTTCAATGAACTCTCCGTCAATGTTCTGCGGGATGAGGTATTCATCCTGCTGCCTTAGGATTGCTTCAAAGGTGTCCCCTGAAAGTCCGTACCCAACATTGTCTCTGGTTGATAGTCTGAAACTAATGAACTGCGGATCTCTCATCGGGTTGTCGGGATTGCCTCGATCCCAAAGATCTGCGTAGAAGTTGTGACCCTCTGTTGGGGTTCCGATAAAGTGCAACGGCCCGCCCGTTGAAAGTCTTCGTAAGTTTAGCACCTCTTGATAGATTAGGTCAAGATATGGCTCAAACGCTGCTTCGTCAAACGAAATCCCGTTCATGTCTTTGCCGAGCAAAGCCTTGGCTTTATCCTGCGTAGTTCGGAAATGGATACTTGCCCCGCCGAATGATGGATGAATTTTGATCCAAGGATACTCGCCACGGAATTTCTTGTCATAGGTGGCAACTTTGCCAATCTCGTCCCTAATCGGGCATCCCTTGCCTTTTTGGGCTGGGTGGATACCCTCTAGCATCATACTCAGTTCCCGATAAACGAGTTCCGCAGTCTCTTGCTGGATTCCAATGTGATACCAGTCATATGGGGCTTCAGCCCAAACCTTCGCTGTGTCCAATGTCCCGGAGGCGGTTCGCACGCCCAGTTTGTAAAAGGCGTGATGAAAACAGAGAACCGCCATCGCCAACGTTTTCCCCGCACGGTTACCAGCGGATACAACTGTTGTGAGGTATCGTGGCCGCCAGCCTGACTCGTCACGCTCAGTGCAGGCTTTCCACCATCTAACCTGCCCTGGGTTGCCTTTGATGCCCAGCCAACGGTCAGCAAAGAACTCGATGTCAGTGCGACCGAGAGCCAGATCACGTGCAACGGACCCTTGGGAGAGATCAAGCTTCAACCCTTACTTTTCAGACGACCACTAATTGCCTTTGCCTTAGACTTCGCATCAGACTTACTAGAAGCCCCCCATGCCTGAAGTGAAAGCAGCAACCGAGTCGGTCTGCCTTTCTCGTCTTTCTCTGGACCAGGCATATTCCCCATTCGGGCTAGAAATGAAGCCCGTCGTGGATTATCCCCGCTTTTTACTGGAGCGCGTAGCGTGCCGCCGGTCTGCGCCTTGTAGGACGCTCGACCTTTTGCGTTCAATCCGCCCTTAGGGTTCTTGCCCTCTCGGCGTGTCCACGCTGCCGTCTTGGGCATTATCGGATCTTCTTCCTCATAATGCCGCCCTCACCACCGCCGCCGCCACCAGTGCGGAACTCTGGTCGAGAACCGCCACGGCCAGTGCCGCCACCGCCTGTTGGCGTAATCGGTCGGCCATTAATCGGGCTGATCGTGTTCTGTCGTACCTGACGAACCAATGGGATGCGACCCTTTGTGCTAGTTGTCTTTGCCCCAGCCATGCGAGCACCCGCTGCGCGACCGCCTTCATATGCCTTTTCAAGAGCCTTGCCAACCTGACCAACGCTGCCAGGATACTGGCGGTTCTTGGCTGGGTTGCTTGACTTGTATCCCTTGTCCATGTTATCCCCGCCCTTGCGCGGTGGCGTTGGTGGTGGAGCTGTCTGATACTTAGGCTTTGCCTTCGTCATTTCATTGCCTTGCGCGCGACCAAGTCGACCGTCTCGCTGATATGCTTTGCGCTGCCCCTCTGCGGTTGACTGAGAGTCCTTAGGGAAAGTCTTTTCACTACGAGCGCGCATACTCTTACCCCTGGCAATTTGATTTTTAATAGAAAGTTGGGTGGTCTCCCTATCAAATTGACCCGTATCGCTTGCAATCATTTTTCCAACAAGCTTTCCCCGGTATGCTGCCTCAATGCGGGTGTGAAGATCTCCGCCAGCGGCCATTGACCGACGATTGCCACTGTTAGACATGGCCCAAGCAGCATTCCTGCGTGGTCTGCCACGCTTTTCGTCTTTTTCGTAGTCAAAATTGCTCTTTGGCTTAACGGCCATGATTACTTTCCTTTCTTCTGCACGCCGTACTCTGTCGAGTTCGGGTCAAGTGCCTTTACAATGATCTGCAAAGCGGAGGCCAAGCCTGCGCTAAGGATTGTTCGGAAATCCCCGCCGTTGATGTCAAGCAGCGGGATGCCCAAGCCTAGGGCAACGGAGATGCTGACCGTGAGGAACGTCCGCACTGCGTCTAGAAGCATCTCGTCAATTTTACTATTATCTGCGATATATTTCAACCATGCGCCAATCTTACCAAACACGGTGGTTTCCTTTCCGGCTGCCTTCGCGGCTTCACCCGCCAGTTGCAGACCCTTAGTCCCCACTGATGCCCAATCTACGCTTTCAAGGGATTTTACCGCCTTGTCCAGTTCCGATGGGGTCTTTACGCTTTCTTCTACTTTAGGAGCCTCTACGGGCTTC